CTTCGCGGTCTCCTCATTGTCCAGCGCGTCCACATAGAACTTGCGGCCGCGGTCGTAGTTGCATTTTACGGTCTCATTGGTCATGGTCACGTCGCCCTTGACGTACCCGTCGTTGCGGCTGTAGTCGCCCAGCCCCTGCATGCTCAGCATGGGCACGATCAGCTCGTTGGCGTTGGCGCCCTGGCGCGCCAGCTCCGCAGCGCCGTCCAGCTTGCTGGTCAGCGATGCCAGCTTGTAGATTTCGTCCAGGATGGGGACGAAGGTTTTTGCCAGTGCAATGTTGTTTGCCATATTGGTTTACCTTGCCTTTCTGTATAGTGTGTGTGATACGGTCAGTCCACGGGCAGATCCGCAGCCTTGCGCATGGCGATTTCGTTGGCGGTATATTTCGCCGCGCCCGGCACAGCAGAGGTCCCGGTGCCGGATGCGGGCGCGGGTTCCGCTGCCGCCGGGCCGAACAGGTATGCGTCGCTTTTCTGTACGGCCGCGATGGCTGCCGCGATGTCCGCATCCTGGTTCTTGCTGGTGCGCAGAGCGTCAAGGTCCAGCGCGCCGCGCGCCAGCTTCGGGTTGTGCGCTTTCGCGTCGGACAGGGCCTTGTCGATCTTCGCGTCAAACGCAGCGGCCGCCAGCTTTTCGTCCCGGTCCTTTTCCGCCGCCTCCGCGCGCTGCTTGTAGTCCGCGATTTGCGCCTTTACCTGCTCCGCGTCCAGCCCTTCAAACTTACCGATGGCCTCGTTGGCGGCGTCCAGCTGCTCCTGCAGCCCGTCGGCACGTGCCGATGCTGCGTCCAGGTCCGCCTTTGGCGCGTACAACTCGTTGATCTTCGCCTCCAGCTTTTCTTCCAGCTCCCCGGTGTAGGCGTCGCCAAGAAGCTCTTTGGCAAATTCCAGTGCCATGTTTCAATCTCCTTCCTTTTAAATACAATATATATGTGCATAACAAAAGGACCCCCGTGAAGGGGTCCTTCAGCTATCATTTAAAGGCGCTTAAACGGACGTTTAAACGCAGGTCAGGGCGCGTGCCGGTTTTGCCGGCGCACCAGCTCATCCACCAGAGCGTCCAGCTCCGCGCGCTTTTCTTCCTCGCTCCTGTGGTCGGTGTATCGTTCAATGAGTTCATCCAGATCTTCACCGGGGAATTGTGCGCGCAGTTCTTCCATATATTCAGCGCCGCTTATCTTTGTCTCGCTCAGACAGAACATTGGATATGGTTTCCCGTATTTTTCCTTGTACGCCTGGCGAAGCTGGTCGTACCCAAGCGACCTCATGAAGGCTGCAAGCTCCGGTGTAATGGGCATAGGCATGACACATACCTCCTAAAACAGTTTCTGGTATTCTTTCCACAGGCCGGGGAAGAGCTTCTTAACGAAGAACAGGTCCGAATCATTCCGTGTTTCCATCGTAAAGAGTTCCGCAAATATCTCCAACGGGACGGCTTCTGAATTTTTTGCCCAGTATTCAGCCTTGTGCCCGAAACCTGTGTCAAGCCGCCCGGAGCTGAGCGCGCTGAGGATGTCTTTCATCAAATCGCTGCGTACTGCCTGCGCTACACGCTGAAATCCCTCGGCGTTATCCAGAACAGCTTTTGAAGCGTCTGAAATCGCATCCACAAATGCTTTGTTTTTGTACCCCTGCGCATTCAGTACATCCGTCCGGTGCGCGAGCTCATGTGTGTTTGCCATTTCAAAGTCGGTCGTGGAAAACTGTGGATGCCTGGGGTTATACAGGATACGGTCCTCCACAGGGTCATACGCAAACGGAGCATCCAGTGTGCCGTCCTCCATGTACTCAGTGGGATTCTTTTCTGTAAAATACCTTAACCATACCATATTCTTTTCCGGCGCATCCGTCAAGGTGTCAAGATACGCGGAATAGCTTTTCCTGGCTTCTTCCACATCCAGCTTGCCGCCGCTGCCTGTGAGCGTACCCGCAGGACGCGGCATTTCCAGCGTGCCGTCCGGTCTCAGCGCCCGGCCCAGCCCCGCCGCCCGCAGCCGCTCCGGCGCGGTGCGCAGCCCGGCCGCAGCCGAAAACCGCTTGTATTCCGCATTCAGCTGCCGCAGAAGGATGCGGCTGCTGCGCAGCTCTCCGCTGCCCAGCTTGCCCTCCTCCTGCGCCGCGGCAATACGGTCCTTGCACTGCCGGATGCTGTTCTCCAGCGCTTTCTGCTGCTGCGTCGCTTCGTACTGGGTGTAGTGCCTGCCCTCGTAGGTGACGCCCTTCGCGTTTTCCCGCGCCATCTCCGCCAGCTGCTCATTCGTCCACTGGGGGCTGTCCACGCCCAGCTTGATCGGCCAGGCGATGTGCTTGCAGCTCAGCGTGCCGATGCGCCGCTGCAGGCGGCTGTTCAGCCGCTTGTATTCCTTATCGCTGTACTGCCGCCCCTGGTAGGGCTCATGGTCCGGCGCGCTGGCGCTGTGCGCGCTGATCTCCCAACCGTCGCACCCGCCGTCGTCGTGATGCTTCTCGTTGATGGCCGTGGTCATTTCGCCCATCTTCGCCATAATGGCGCGCTGGGCCATGAACTCTACGGAAAAAGTGCGCCCGTCCGAGCGGTCGACGGTGCGGATGCCCCGCTGCCACAAGCGCAGCGTGGCACGCCGCACAGCTTCCTCCGGCGTCTTCGTGCCGCTGGAGACCTCCCGGAACACATAGTCCATCGTGCGCCGGTATACATCTTTAATAGGATACACCCGGCCGTCCACATCTGCCGCGGCCAGCTGGCCCAGCACGTTGGCCACTTCCTTGCGCGTCACCTTTACATAGGCTTCGGCAATGTTCCGCAGGCTTTCGTTTTCCTCCAGCGGCGCGGTCTTCTCCGCGGCCCAGCGCATCAGCTGCTCCACCGCGTCGTCGGTGAGGTCTGTCTGCCTGCGCAGCGTGTCCGCGATCACATCGTCCGCTCCGGCAAGGCTTTTTGCCAGCAGAAGCTTGTATTCATCGCCGGACGATATCTGCCCGGCGGCGGTAATGCACCGGCACAGGTCGCGCAGCAGCTCCTCCGTGACGGGGCCGTAAACAGCGAGGATCAGTTCCCGCAGCCCGTCAATCTCATCCGGTGTCAGCGCCATGACGTCACCTCAGCCCGGCCTGGGCGGTCAGCTGGACCATCTCCGGCATGTACTTTTCACGGATGGCCGCAAGGTCTTCCGGCGTCTCACAGGGCAGGTCGTATTTTTTCGCCAGCGCCAGCTCAGGTTTCAGCAGGCCGGCCTCCACCATCGAAAGCGTGTCGGCCCAGTCCTTGTCTGCGTCATACAAAACGCCGTTGCCCCAGCTCACGCTCAGCAGCTGCTCAAGGTCCACCGCCTGGGCGTCGCACAGCCCCAGCGCCTGCCCCCACAGGTCCGTGATGCGCAGCGTCTCCAGCAGTGCGTCGTACCACATCCGCTGCAGGTCCATGATCGACAGGCTGTAGTCGCCCTCGCTGCTGCTGATCTCCTTTGCCGTGCGCTCCACAGCCTCCACGTCCGACAATATACCGCGTTTCAGGCCGATGATATTCTCACACGCCTTTAAATAGCTCTGCTTCCGCCGCTCAAAGCTCTCATCCCGCAGCGCAGGGGAGAAGATGGTCAATCCTTTGTCGTTGGTGTCGCCGTCCAGCCCGACGAACACGTCGTCCTTCAGCCGCATCACGCCGCCCTCCGGGTCCGGCGTTACCAGCTTGTCCGCATTGGCCACGATCCGGCTGCGCCCCAGCTCGAACTCACGCCCCAGCTGGTACTCATTTTTGTAGATGTTGTGGATCAGCTGCACCGCGCCCTCGTACACGCTCACGCCGTCCGGGCTCCCGTCCACGTTATTTGCCATCGGCAGACGGATGTAGGTCATGCCCAGACCGCCGAAGGGCACGCTGTAGGTGTGCTCCGGGGCCAGCGCCGCATACTGCGGCAGGCTGTCCAGCCGCACCTCATGCCCCAGTGTGCTGCTGTTTTCCGACACATACAGCTTGTACCGGATGGTCAGATACCCGCTGCCATCCACAGTCCGGCGTTCCAGCAGCGTGTAGTAGTCGGAGCCCGCCCGGCTCCGCTCGCTCATCAGCACGTCCGTGATGCCGCGGGGCCCGCGGGCCAGTACGTTGTAGCAGTCGCGCCTTACCACATGGTAGGCCAGCCGCCCCGTGCCGTCCGGTGCAGGCTTCAAAAAGCCTTCGCCGCCCACCATGACCCACTGCAGCACGTCCTGCTTTTCGGCGTCGATGAGGCTGCGCTGCCCGTCCAGCCACGCCGTTTTTCCGATGCCGTTTTCCGTAAAGCTGGAATCGTACTCCGCAAAACAAGCCTTTGTCAGTTTGTTGGTGATGGTGTAGGGGATGCGCTGCGCCGGGTCTTCGTCCTTGCCCTTCACCGCTTCACGCATGAAGAACAGCTCGAACCACTCCCGCACCGCCGCCCGCATAGCCGCTGTGCTGGTGTCCTTCAGCCCCGCCGCCTGCGCCCCTGTGATGGCGGCGTCGTCAAACAGCGCCCTTACGACTGCGTTCATCCGCCGTCACTCCTTTCGATCCGAATTTCCGGCTGCTTTGCCCGCAGCCCGCGCTCCACGCCGTTGATGTATGCCCGCAGCGTGCGGTTTTCCGCCTCCAGCTCCCGCACACGCTTCTGCGCCGCCGCCAGCGCGTCGCCGTATTCCAGCACCGCCCAGCTGGGCAGGTACTTCTTCAGCAGCCAGTCCTTCAGCTTCATTTGTCACGCGCCCTTTCTCTGCCAGATGCGGCTGCAGGCATACCGCGCCGCGTCGATGCCGTGGTCCCGTGCGTCCATCAAAGTACCCAGCACCGTGCCGTCCGGCGCCACCTCGTACTCCCATTCCAGGAACTCCTGCAGCACGCACGGGCATTTTATCGGATCAATTACGATAGCGTTCAGGCCCTGCAGCCACCGCACGCCCAGCTCACGGCTGCCCGGCCCTTTCCGGGCGGGCCAGCACCGCAGGCCGTAGCTGCGGTAATCCGCGCAGGATTTTTCGTCCGCGAGGTCCGCAAGGATCAGCTCGCCCGGGGCCACCCGTTCTTTCACGAGCCGGGCCGTGTAGTCATTCTGCAGCTTATTGCCCCGGGCCTCGTCGAAGATGTACAGCGTGCGGGTGCCTGCATGGTAATAGGTGCGGATGAACACCCACGGGTCGGGGTAGTACCCCCAGTCCACGCCGCTGATGATGTTGTCGAAGCCCGCGATCTC